CATTGAGCTTATCTTTAAAGGCGAACTCTTCTCATTAAAACCACCACACTTTCAACTTTATGAACCTGGTGGTGGGTATAAAGTTTGGCACTCAGACTCTACTGGTGAAAATATACATCGCATGTTTGTGTATATTTTGTATCTGAATGATGTCCCCGATGGTGGTACAGAGTTCAAACATCAAAACTATACATGTAAAGCTGAGAAGGGAAAGATGCTTATATTTCCTGCTAATTTTTGTTATGTTCATAGAGGTCAAATATCATATACATCGGAAAAGGCCATCATGACTGGGTGGATCAATACAGATCCAGTCGCAATTTTGAAAGGAGAAGTATGAACGCAGAATGGGCCGTCTGGAGAGGTGCCTTTTCTCCAGATGAATGTGAAAGTATTCTGAGACGCGGTGTTAATCTGCCTGTTATGCAGGCCAATCAAGGTCTTAATGGTGAGAATCCAGACTTGTCTCATCGTAGAAGTAAAGTCAAGTGGATGCATGAGGATATATACCGTGATGTATTTGAAAGAATGTGGGGATTAACTACAAAGGTTAATCGTGACTTCTTTGGATTTCATATTGATAATCTTGAATACATGCAGTTGGGTGAGTATCATGAAAGAGATCGAGGAGAATACAAGAGACACCATGATGTGTTTTGGTTGAATGGGACAAACAAACACCGTAAGTTATCTGTAGTATTACAACTTACTGACCCAAAAACATATGAGGGTGGTAAGCTCACACTGAACGTTCAGAACCAGAAACCAGAAGATTATTTTCAACAGGGAACCGTCATTTGGTTTCCATCGTTTATTGAACATTGGGTAACACCAGTCACAAAAGGTGTTCGCAATAGTGTTGTATGTTGGTTTGAGGGCCCTGATTGGAGATGAGACAAAATATAATTGTTGTTGATGACTTTTATAGTAATGTAGATGCAGTTAGAGAGTTTGCTTTATCTCAAGAATTTAATGTAACTGGCAACTATCCTGGATCCAGAACTGCAAACTTTATCAATGAAAGTACAAAACAAACCATACAGTCACTGATACCAGAAAAGATAGTAGATTGGCTAGAGGGCCCAGAGGGATACACTGGTGCATTTCAACTCACAACAGGATCTAATAGTAGTTGGATACATAATGATGCATACAACAACTGGGGTGGTGTTCTATACCTAACACCAGATGCTCCCGTATCTGGTGGTACAGGATTCTTTAAGTCACTGATCGATGGATCTTTGACTGGTACATCTCATGATCTTCCTGATGGTGTCTGGACAGACATGAGTAAATGGGAGAAAGTTGCAGAGGTAGGTAACATTTACAATCGACTGGTATTGTTTCGTGCAGATCAGTGGCACACATCTTTAGATTATTTTGGCGTTGGTCCTGAAAGTGGTCGTTTAACTCAAGTATTTTTTATTCAAACTAAAGTATGAAAACCTTTGTAATTAGTCTTCAAAGACGACCCGATAGGAGAGAACTCTTTGGAAAAACTAACGCATTAGAATACACTATATTTGATGCTATTGATGGGTGGCAAATTGACCACCAATGGTTACTAAACAATGGTTTTGATACTAACAAAGATTGGATAGATCCAATAAACAATACTCACATCACTCATGGTGAGGTCGCATGTTATCTCTCACACTACTATTTGTGGGCCAAATGCATCGCATCAAATGAGCCAATTATTATTCTTGAGGATGATGCAATAGTCAGTGACAGATTTTCCGTAGAGGAAATCAAAAAGAAATTTAAAGAAGGATATAACTTCATGTATCTTGGTTACCGAGAGATGGGAACCAGTGAGAAAATAGATGAGAAGTTTGTAAAACCAGACTATCCATATTGGACAGTTGGTTATGCACTCACTCCTCTTGCTGCTCAGACATTATTGAATCAAACCGCAAGAAAGAATATAATTCCAGTTGATGAGTATCTTCCAACAATGATGAGAAGACTCAAACCCATTGCATATAAAGAAAATGTTGTAGATCCATGGGATAGATCTGTTGGTGGTACAGATGTAGATCCAACAAATAGATATTCTTATTTCTTAGATTTTAAGACACACGCTATCACCGTTGGTAGTGACGACAGTAAATGTATAAAACTGCACAATTCTTCTACCAGTAAAGGATTTAATTTCCTAAACATTGGTGCTGGAGTTGATTGGAAAGGGACAGACATGTCTGGCCCTGGTGGTGGTCAGAAGATCAATCTTCTTAAAAATTTCATAAAAGATCTACCCGATCATGATGTAATTTTATTTGCTGATGGTTACGACACTTTTGTAAATGAACCAATAGAGGAGATTGAACGTAGATTTCTTGAGTTCAAATGTAAGGCTTTATTTGCTGCGGAGGAATGGTGTTGGCCTGATGAAAGTCTTTCCGAAAAATTTCCCATAGGATACCTAGATTTTAAGGGAAAGAAATTACGTTCTCCATATCAATATCTAAACAGTGGATTGTTTATATCCAGAGTCGATGAACTCAAGAGAATACTTGAAGACACGATTGAAGATCATGAAGATGATCAACTGTATTATCACAGAAGATTTTTAGGTGGTCAGTTTGATATAAAACTGGACTATGAATCATATGTCTTTACTTGTTATGATCCCGCTGTTTGTAACAGTAGGTCTGACTCATTCAACTTCAACGAAAAGAATCAAATATACAATCCAAGAACAGAATGTTTCTCTTGCATGTTTCATGGTAATGGTGGAAGTGATGCAAAACAACATTTTGAAAAACTATATGCATCGTTCTATGGCAATCCTATAGTTTATATTCCCACTCACAAGTATGAGATGTTTGGGAATGATATTCTCATGATTGACTATCTAACACCAACGATGTGTGATGAGTTGATTGCGAACGCTGACAAGAATGGCCAGTGGGGTAGTTTGTCCTATGATAAGTTTCCTGCACAAGAAATCAGAATGAAAGTTCTGGGATTATGGGAAGCAATGGAAAAACATTGGAAACAATATTTGTATCCAATCATCGAACATTATTGGAAACCAATGGAAATGTATGGGATGCGTGATGCCTTTGTGATGAGATATGCTATGGACACTCAACGTAAGTTAAATCTTCACACTGATGCATCACTTGTGACTGGCTCGGTTAAACTCAATGATGATTATGAAGGTGCTGAGTTACTCTTTCCAAGACAAAACTTCTCCAACAAAGATATACCAGTTGGTAAATGTCTTCTCTTCCCAGGTGCAGTAACTCATGGCCATGAGTGTACAGAATTAAAATCTGGTGTTAAGTATAGTTTGACAATGTGGTCTAGTCGGTATCCTGGAGATGTTGTATGATTAAGAATGATAAGTTCGTTTATATTCATGTACCCAGAACTGGTGGATGTATCGTAGAAGATCTATTCGAAGAAAGACATGGGTTGGATTATGGTGGCGTGCAACATGATACAGTTCGTGATTTGACGGAAGAAGACTACAATAAGTTTATCTTTGGATTTGTTCGCAATCCATATGCACAAGAGTTCTCATGTTGGGCTCTACACACTAATTTTGGTGACTCTGATTGGCCTCAGTTGACATTTGATGAGTGGGTGCGATTGCGATTTGATAATGGATTTGAGAAATTGGCTGACAAATATGTTTTTGGATCTTTGAGTAGACAAAGACATGTTCTAGACTGTCTTCGATATGGAACTACATTTTGTATTGATGGAATGTATGACTTCTTTGTGGACGATCAGAATATATGCCGCGCATCAAAAATCTACAAGTTTGAAGAGTTGAGTGATAGTTGGAAAGAAATCACAGAGATTATTGGCTTAGATATGACCTTCGAAACATGGCCTGCGAGTGAAAAGTATAAAGAATACTACACAGACTACACATATCAAAAGGTGACTGAGAATCGTAAGACTGATCTTGAGATGTTCGGTTATCAGTGGGGGCCTTGACAAGGGGGTCACACCTAGATATATTAGTCAAGTGTTTCACCTCAGACCAATGACCGAACTCATGCAGAAACGTCGTTATCGTATTGTTCTGGATCTCGAAATCCTTGATGATAGCCATCCCGAAGAGTTCAACTGGGAAAATATGATTGACATTGGTCCTGGTGAGAGTGTTCAACTGGTGAGTGTTGATGAAGAGAATGACAACATCTGGTAAATAGATGGGAAATTAAAAATTGTCACAGTTGGGGATCTATTAGATCCCCTTTGCACTATATTGGCCAAGTCGAGAGAAACAAATGAAACTCACCCTTCAAGAAACCGACGCACTCATCACTGCCCTACAGTTGATGAACATCCGAGACCAAAACAATCAAGAACGAGTGATGAATGTAAAGTATGCAGACATCGTTAAAAAACTTGAAGACTATCGTTTCCAAATGACTGCTTTCTGATGAAACTTCTCTTTGTTATTTCTGGTGTTTGGTTTCTTCATTGGTTGTGTATGATTCCATCCCGATTACTCTTGATAAATTATAGTAGTCAGAGTTTATACTACGCTAACTTTCTTGGTTGACATGGACTTTTATAAAACAAAAATACCTGAGTTTAAGTATAACAAACTAGGAATATATGATGCAGTTTTGGATATATTTGAAGGGTCTCGTGAAAAAGATCCAAACTATACGTCTTTGATTCCAGTATATGAATCTAAGATACAAAGTGCATTGTCAAAGTTTCTAGGAACATTGGGGACTAAGTTTGACATTAAAATTTCTCATAATACTCTTGCAAAAAATGAGCATTATGAGTATAAAAATCAAGGTGGTGATTTTGTAGGGATACACTACTTCAATTATAAACCAGAAACTCATGCAAAAACGGTATATTTTGATCCAGAGTCAAACAAACGATTCTGCATACCCGTAAAAGAAGATGAGATGATAATCTTACCTGGGAATATTCATTATTCTGTGGTCAATAAGTTCTTGGTTGATAGTGACGACTATCACCACAAATGTAGAATCACTATCAATACACAAATATATGTTCGGTGACAGTTGGTCAGGTGTCCTGGGGCCCTTGTGAGGGGGCCCCTTTTCGTGTATTATGGCCATATTGAGACGGAGACCTGATGCAACTGCGACCCCACCAGCAAGATGCTCTGGACGCTATGCTGGTCAATGAAAAGGGTCAGATCATCATCCCTACTGGTGGTGGTAAGACTCCTACCATGATCTACGACATCATTAGAAATCAGAAATATATTGATAACGGTTGGACTATTGTTGTAGTCGCTCCTCGTATTCTTCTTGCAGAACAACTCTGCAAAGAGTTTCTTGAGGAGATTGATCCTATCGATAATTATGTGCATGTGATGCACGTTCACAGTGGTGAGACTCATCACTACAGTACCACTAATCCTGAGAAGATTCACGTCTTCAACAATACTGCCCGTGCATTTGGTGAGAATGTCATCATCTTCACCACATATCATTCTCTGAATCGTATTCAACAGGCTGACATTGATGTAGATACCATTTACTTTGATGAGGCCCACAATAGTGTGTCCCGTCAATTCTTCCCCGCGACTGAGTATTTCAGTCATGAAGCTGGTCGTTGTTTCTTCTTCACTGCAACTCCCAAACACTCTGCAACCATCTCCAAGCCTGGGATGAATGATCCCCATGTTTATGGTCAGGTGATCTGTAACGTTCCTGCACCTAAGTTGGTTGAGGAAGGTTACATCCTGCCTCCTAAGGTTGTGGTTAAGAATCTTCCCACTCATGAGTTTCAGTTGTCTGATTCTCAGAATCTTCTGGAGACCATTGATGAGAACAGTGTCGGTAAGATCCTAATTGCTGCTCGTTCGACCAAACAGATTGTCCGTCTGATGAGTCAGTCTGACTTTGCAATTCAACTTGCAGAACGTGGGTATTCTTGCATGTATATTACATCTAAGACTGGTGCAATCATCGACGGTAAGAAGGTCAACCGTGAGGTATTCTTCGAGACTCTCAATGCATGGGGTCTCGATCCTGAGAAGAAGTTTGTTGTGATTCACCACTCTATTCTGTCTGAGGGTATCAACGTCAAGGGTCTTGAGGCCGTGTTGTTTATGCGTAACATGGACTACATTGGTATCTCTCAGTCTAT